AGCCGTTGGTGCGCCATTAAGAGTAGCCGCTGTTGCAGTTCCTTGCATCGTGGTAAACCAAGACAGATTGGAACTGGTCATCACAATGGTTTCAGATAGTTGGCGATCTTTATTGTCAATCGCCTGAATGATTGCACGAACTTGCGGGTAATATAAATACGCATGAGGTTGTATCGTAAACACCCAAGGTACTGCTGTCAGATATTGCGCCACAGTAATGTAGCCACTTCGTGCTACTTGTTGTCCAACCATACGGCGGTTGTTTACCGTCATGGATTGTTGTATATCAAAGATGGTTTGGAAACTCATGCCCGACCCCTATTCACCGCCAACGATTTATTGGCATACTGATTTGCCGCCCAAATCGCGTTAGAACTACCGTATAGGCGTTCTTCAAACGATTTGGTATCAATGGCGTTAATGTAGTTGTTTGTAACCATCGTAGTACCGCCCGCGCCCGCTAAAGCATGGTTCGGTATTACTGTACCTGATGAACGCGGTACAAACAGTTCAGGCCCGCGTTCCCCGACCACATAAGGCGTATTGGCATTAGCCGAACCGCCATCGGCTAAGAACCCGCCAAGGTCAGCATTGCCAAACGCGTTGCCAGTACCAAAGCCGCCGCTTGCATACATTCCAAACAATGATTTAAACAAACCCGTTGCTGATGCCCGCAATTGAATAGCAATCAAATCTTGAATAATGCTACGCGCCAAACTCTTAAACGATAACTTTCCCGTGCGAACAAAGTTATCTAACGCGCTTTCCATGTTGCCCATTACAGAACCAAAAGCCTTTGCGCCGTTTTCTAATTCGGTTGGCAAGTCACGGAAAAACTTTGCGCCTTCTTTCATAAAGCCTTGTTCAGCAGTTCCTTCGCGTTGCGCTTTAACCGCTTGGTTTTGTGCGCGTAGATAGCGTTCGGTTGCATTGGCTAATGCGTTTTCTTGTGCAACCAAATATTCTTTTGCTTCAATGGTCAAAAGATTGTTGCGTTCAATTTCCTTAATGTTTTCTAATCTTTTTTGTTCTTCTAAATACAAATCTTTTGTTAGTTGTATATCTTCAGAACGCATATCCCTTGTCGTTCTTTCAATATCTAAAATGCCGTTCTTTATTTTTAGTGCGTATTCATCGCCTTCAATTCGTTTTAATGAATCAGTAAACGCGTTATTTTCTTTGCCCGCAACATCTAATAATATTTTGTCTAACCGTTGTAGTTCATTAAAGTATTTTTCTAATGCCCGCAATCTTGCTTTTTCTGCGGCTTCAGCATCTTTATCACGCGCCGCAGTTACGGGGCGACCGCCACCACCACTAGATTTTGATTTTAGATTATCTGTACGGCGTTCATCAACGCCACTACGCCCGTAACTTGTCCCCATTACTTGCGATTCAAAGAAATCTAAGTTTTGGCGTTGTGATGCGCGGTAGGCATCGTATTTTTTATTCCCTGCTATTGCCGCATCAACGCCTTTGGTAACTAAAGTAACGGCGTTTTCGTAGGTATGCTGAATTTCATCAGCAATGCCTTTAAAGACAAATGCAACATTAGCACCAAGAACCGCAACCGTTTGGAATACAACTTTAAAAATGCTACCAAGTGACACGCCGTAGTCACTCATTGTTTTTATGTAATCAATGGTTGATTTTAGGATTGGCCCTAGTTCCGTAGCCAAAACTAACATTACATCGCGGGATGTTTGCGCCAACAAATCGTATGTATCTGCCGCGGCTTTGATTGCTTTTTCTTGTTGCTCAATTAGCGGATTGGCTTGCGCCATCTTTTCCGCAAAGCCAACCATGTCAACGCCCTTGGCGGCTTTGGAGAAAATCTCCATTTGTTTTGCGCTACGGGTAATCGGGTCTTCAACTTTGGCTAGGTTGGCAACCAGTTTATTTAGCAATTCTTCTTGGGAAAGTTTGCCCAAGTCTTGCAAAGTAATGCCTAACGCTTTGGCGGTTTTCTGCGCTTCTGCTGAACCGCCCGCGGCATCATCAATAAACTTGGCAAACGCCGATAGCATCTTGCCCGCGTTGTCGGCTTTACCACCTGAATTAGCAAGGGCGTTAGATAACTGTAGAACCGTTCCTATGGCTACTTCGTTGGCTTCGGCTACATCGGCTAGGTCATCCGCGTATTTAAGTGCGGCGGCACTAGCGGCAACCAAGGCAACCGCACCAATCTTGCCAAACTTTTCGGCGGCTTCGCTAAACTTTTCTAATTTCTTTCCCGCGGCTTCAATACCTCTATTGAATTCCGCGGTATCTATGCCTAGGGCTACACCAAGGCGGGCAATCATATTAGCCATCTTTTACCCCAAACAATGTTTTATCAAATCCTTGCGCCTGTTGCATAAATGCTAAAAGGCTATCATTTACTGCCGCCTTTTGCTTGTCAGCAGATAAAGGCGGGTAGATGTAATCATACGCACTACCCAAAATGTTGGCTAGTTTATATGGCGGTGAATTTGCGGTTCGCATATAGTTAAATACCCCGTTTGTCAGGGTCGCTAATTGCGTAAGAACGCCGTAATTCCCAATCATTCCATCGGCATACATTGTTTGAATGTTTGCCAAGGTTACATCGTCTAATTCTTCAATTGTTTCTAGGGTATGCCCGTTGAAAATCATTGCGGCTAGGCATTGGCTTTTCAACGAGCCTATTAGTTTCCCCGCGCTTCCCTGTAGGTTGGGCTAATTACTTCGCCAATCTTTTCCACGATTAGCATTTGCACGGCAATAGGGAATTCTTCTTCAATATCCGCGTAAGTCAAATCTTCAAGTGTTACGCCTTCCATTTCAGGAACTAACAATTTAAAGAATTCGGTAATACGGGCTTCGGTGATGGCTTTGTTCTTGGCGGCTTCGCGCATTGAACGCCCTTCAACCAAAATATCAGTATCGGTAAATTCAAAATCTTCGTTTTGGTTGCTTTCAAACTGCCGCAATGAGGCGGTAATTTCTTGGTAGATTTTTTCTATTGTTTCTTCATCAGGGTTAGCAACCTTTTTATAGATAGCATCCGATTCAATAACCAAAGGGATGCGAACCTTAAAGGTATGCCCATTCAATACAAACGAACGGGTTAAAAGGTCTTTTCGTTTTGCTTGGTACTTTTCACCAAATGCCGAACTTAGTTTTGTCATTTATTTTTTATCCTGTATTTACTGATTCGCCTTGCTAAAATTTCCCCTAGCCGCTTGGCGGTTTGATTGGCTTGGGATTCCAAAGCAGGGCGTAGAAACGGTTGCGCCCCATTTCTAGCCGTGCCGAATTCTTGTGCTATTGCACGGGCATCCGATAGAACGCCAACTTGCCTTTTTCTTTCTTTTAAATTGCGGTTGTATTGCGCTTTATCTGATTCGTACAACGCCGCATTTTGTTCGTAGAATTCTTTTTTAAGTTTCTTTGGAAATGCTTTAGTTGTTACCAAAGCAATCACCGTATCTTTTTCGGTGATGTATTTAGAACGAATGTCTTTTCTAGTTGGGCGGCGGGCTTCAATTTGCATTGTCCTAGATAAGTCGCCACTATCTTTAGGGGCGTTCATCTTAGCCATTGTTAACACGGGCTTCATTGCTTCCCGTGCCGCGGGTACTAGAATCTTGCTTCGCGCTTTCTTGTCGCCAATATCTGCGGCTAGTTCCTCAAACGCGGCTAGTACATCTTTTAAGCCTTCAATTTTGTAGGTAACGCCCGACATAATTAACCCATTGGCTTAATAATCTTTTGGTACAACGCGTTGTTTAGCGTATGCACATAATCAACAATTTCATCGGGCGTAAACTTATCCGCATGGTTTGCGGCAATGTCATGCGCCAAAGAAATAGCAGTTAATTTTTGTGCGGTAAACCCAAACCAATCCTTACGCGAATCGGATTGGGCTACTAAAAAGTTCAACAAATCGTTACTGTCTTTTATTGTCGTTTGCATATTATTTATTGTATTTACTTAGAACTTTTAAACATACCGCTTCTACTGAATCTGCTTCGGCGGCGGCAATGGCATCTTCTAGTTCTTCAACATCTACTACCATTCCTTGTGCAACCGCATCTAGGGATTGGTAGGTAGTGCTTAGAACTTCTACGGCATCTTCTACGGTCATCATGTGTTATTAGACCAACCGTATTGGTTGCCCCTCGGATGAATTGTAAAGTTGCATTTTGCTTCTGCGCTTGGGCTTGAATCAATTGTGAATTGAGAAACGCGACCATTGAACGCATACGCAACCGTATTAGCACCATCAACCGCGGCAACCACAAAAGTGCGGTCAACCGTACCGTTGTAGGCATCAGCACGGATTTGCAATAACGCGGTGTCGCTTGGATTCCAAGCCGCGGTAATGCTTAACGATGTAGGCGCAGATTGCGTAGGAATCTTATCGCTTTGGCGTGAACCCGCCACGCCAAAAGATGCAACCGCATCATCTTGACCAAAAGCGGGTACGGCTTCCACGGGCAACAAAACACCCGCGCCGCCAGTACCGTTAGCCGCCGTGCCTACGATGGTTGTAACTTGCCCTGTCCATACGGAAAGGTTAGCCGTTGTAAGTGGTGTAGGCGTTGCCGCGCTTTGCATATACAACGATGCGCTAAACCCTGCTAAAACTTTATTTGGTATTGCCATGATATTCCTTTAGGCGTTGTTAGACCAACCGTAGAGATTTCCACGGGGGTGAATGGTGAAATTGCATTTGGCTTCAGCACTAGGGCTTGAATCAATCGTAAACTGGCTTACGCGGGCGTTAAAGGCGTAATAAACGATGTTTGACCCTTCGGTAGCACTAACTACAAAAGTACGGTCAATCAAGCCGCTATAGGCATCGCCGCGCATCAGCAAAAGCATTGTGTCGCTAGGATTCCAAGCGGCGGTAACGCTTAACGATGTAGGTGCGGATTGCGTTGGGATTTTGTCAGATTGACGCGAACCCGCTACACCGAAACTAGCAACGGCATCATCTTGCCCAAATGCGGGTACGGCTTCAACTGGAATTAGATTACCTATAACCGCAATAGGTGCAACATTTCCAAGGGTTGAAAGTTGGGTAAGGGTTAGTGCGGTCGGGGTTGCGCCTGATTGGGCATACAACGCCGCGC